GTTTTGAATACATCTTTAACTGAATTACATCTATGTGCTCTTTCATCTATTGATACTTCCTTACATTCAACTAATTTACCTTCCGAAAAACACCAATCATCCAAAAAGTCCAAACCTTGTACTGAACCACCATCTGCTAAAATTTGGTCCCACACTTCTTTGGTATTTTTACCTACCTTTCTAAGTACTTTTTCTAATTCTGGGTTTTTTCTGATAAATGTACCTTTTGATGTTTGTTCCGTAAATACGTTAGCTGCCCAAGGTTCAATACCACTACTTACGTTACCACTCAATTTGGAGTTTGATACCGTAGGTGCTACTGCTCTTAGGTGAGTATTTCTAAATCCACTCTCTTTACACCATAGTGGTTCTCCATATTCTTTTGCTAAATCTCTACTTGCTCTTTCTGATTCAATTTTTAATTGTGAAAAAATCTTACGCGTTTCAAATTGTGCAGTTAATCCTTCAAATGGAATACCGTGTTGTTGTAAATAAGTATGCCATCCTAATACACCTAACCCTAATGCTCTACCTCTTTCTGCTGAACGTACTGCATTTTCGAATCCTCTCATATTCTTAGCTCTTTGTAAGAATTCTTCTAATACGCCATCTAAGAACATTGTGGATGTATAGACTAAATCAGTATCTTTCCATTCATCGTACTTTGCTAAGTTTAATGAACTCAAACAACAAACAAATGAATGTTGCTCATCGGTATGTAGAACTATTTCAGAACAAATGTTAGTCATATGAACTTTCAATCCGTTCTTCTTATACATTTCGGGATTATGTTTATTGACATTGCCTTTAAACATAATATAAGGCTCGCCTGTTGCTTTTCTTTTCTGAAGTAACTTACCCCACTTTCTACGAGCTTCAGAGTCGCCTTCCTCCAATCTAGCCATAAACTTATCGCTTACAACCACACATTGGTGCATGTTAAGTGCTTGGCGATTCACATCACCCTTTGGTTCTCTAATTTCTAAAAAATCATCGAAATCTTTATGGTCAATTTTAATGTTTACCGATGCTGCTCCTCTACGAACACTACCTTGATTTGTAGCAAGAATAGTTGAATCGTAAATTTTAATAAATGGAACGATACCATCCGATGTACCATTTCCGGTAATCTTACTTCCGGCCGGTCTAATCATATTAACACCAATACCTACGCCGCCACCATGCTTTGCTAACAACATTAGTTCTAAGTTCTTTGAACCAATTTCAAAGATACTATCACCAACATCAATACCAAAACAAGATATTGGTAATCCTCTATCGGTGCCAGTATTTGATAATACGGGAGTTGCTAAACATAGCCATCCTTTCCAAATATAATCGAAAAACTTTGTAGCCAATTGTGGTTTATCTAATCTTTTTGCAACTGTTGTGGCTACTCTCCAATATGCATCTTTTGGTTTTTCTCCTGGTAACAAATATCCTTTTGATATTGTTTTAACGTAGATTTCAGTATTTCCCCAATTTGGAAAATCGACATCTAATTCCCAGCCTAATTCTTCTCCGTAATTTTTCATAACTTTAATTTAAAATATATCATCCCAATTTTCACCTTCACCTGCTTTACTATAATCAGTAGGTCTAATTGCGAAGAAGTCCGTATGCGTTACTCCGCCTGTTAGATGGTAGAACCAATCTAATTCGGCTGCTTTCTTTTCATCGTATTCAAAATAATCATCGCCGCCTGGAATAGGATTATATCCTAATTCTGCTAATTTCTCATTGATTCTTTTTGTAATGAATTCTTTTAAGTCATCTTTTTTAAGATTTTCCAAATCACCCATTTCAAAAATCTTATCAATGAATTTATGTTCCAAATCTCTAATGATTTCTGCTGCTTTGTAGATATCAGCTTTTGCTTCTTCTAACAATTCAGGATACTCACTACATATATGTCTGAATAATTGACATCCCATCTTTGAGTGTAGTGATTCATCTCTTACACTCCATTTCATTTGTTGTCCAATTCCTTTTAGTAAGTTTCTCATTTGGAAACTATAAAGAACTGCGAATGAAGAATAAAGTGCTACACCTTCCGCAAATGCCGAAAATATTGCTAAACTTTTTCCAACCTCAACTCTTGCTTTTGGATTTGTTTTTAAATCTTCTGGTGTCCAATCAGCAGTTGTTTCTGTCAATAGTTCAAATCTTTCCTTCATCGTTTCATCGTGTAAGAAACCTTCGAAATCATCTAACCCCAATGTTTCATTAAGGTATGAATATGCAACTGAATGGATTGTTTCTTGCGAACCAAATGCCATAGCCATCTGTCTAATCTCATGCTTTGGAAACCATTTGGTCACCATACCTGTCCAATAGTCCGATACCGCACATTCAGTTTGAGCGAATCCTAAAAGAATATTACCAACTAAATGCTTTTCTTCTTTTGATAAATTTTCGTTCCAATCTTTAACATCACCTTGCATCGGTATCTCCGTATGTAACCAAAACGCCTGCATTTGTTTTAACCATCCCTCCGTATAATATTCTGGATATTCAAACGGCTTGAATGGGATTCTTTCTGTAAATAATTTACTCATCTTATTGTTCTATTTTCTTTTGAAGTGTAAGTATAACTATACGTCTCAAATTAAAATTTCCTCTTTTCTTTAGAAAATTTTATATGACTTTTCGTCAGGTTATCCCATATTCTCCACATACTTTTTATGTAATAATTTCTTCTCTAAATTCTCTCCGTTTTTAGAATCTTTTGTAGCTATAACCCCATCAGCGGAGTTAGCTGCAAACACATCCATAATACCGTGAAAGGTATCAATCTTAGCAGGAAACGTCATACCATCTGGTCCAAAACGATTCTTTACAATGTGAATTCGACCTGTGTTAGATAATTTATCTTTGGTCTTTCTACTCACACTCATAATAAAGTCTGCTGTCTGAACTTTCTTATATGAATCACCAACCGAATCCGCTTGAATAACTTCGTGGTCAATTGCTGCTCTGTTGGTTTGGGTTGCTGTCCAAATAGGAATAGCCGTTTCACCACTCAATCCTCTTAGTTCTTCATAGATACCACCCAACTCAGCGTATAACCCATCGCTTCCTCTATTACCGCTTTTTAACAAATCGGCATAATCAATGATAATAAGATTTGGATTAAATCCACTTGCTCTTAATTTTTCGATATGTGCTGAAAGGGTTTTTGCTGATGCGAATTGTGGTGGATAGTATTTAATACGAACTCTACCTGGCGTATTCTTAATCTTACGAATAATCTCATCTTTCTTTTGCTTATGTTCCGATGTTTGTACACCTGTAAGAATTGTTGTGTATCTTTGTCCTACATAGTTTTCAGATAATTCCAAAGTATAATGTAAAACGTTCATACCCCTTTGAACCGCAGAACATGCAATCTTTGATAAGAACCAACTCTTACCAATGCCCGATGGCGCCATTACCACACCTAATTCGCCTGGCCCTAAACCACCATCCATTAGTTCATCGATTACATCCCACCCTGTTGATACGGAATTACGTTTAACATCTTCCATAATGGATTCGAAATTATCAATGTAATCCATCCCTAAATCGTTTTCTACACCGACTTTGGATGCTGCCATCATTGTATCTATAATCTTATCGTAGTTTCCTGCTTTGAGTAAATCTACCGATTTTAGAAGGGCATCTTTAACTTTTTGATTTTTAGCAAATGTAAGATATTCTTTCTTAACATATGGTAAATCTTCAGAACCAACTTGTAAGTAAACTGATTTTAATTGTTCAACAACAGTTTGCTTTAGTACTTTATCTTCAATATCACTCACCTTAATTTTGAACACTTCCATTGTAGGAACTGCACGGAATTCATTGAAGTAGTTTTGAACTTCTCCAATAATCCATTGGTTGGCTTGTGATTCAAAAAAAGCTGGTTTGGTTATTTCAGTTACCTGTTCTAAGAACTTTACATCTGATATAAGGGAAGCTACAACTTTAGATTGATACGATTGGCCATATTTGACTAGTGTATCTACTACTTCCATTATGCTTTAGCTTTTTTCTTTTTTAATTGTTTTTTTGATTCAACCTTTACTTGGTCGGTTACTTGGTCGGTAGCTTGGTCGTTTTTTGGTTTACGAGTCGCAAGCTTCCATTCTGATTTTGGTACGAATTTCCAATACCCACCTTTCACTCTTTCATCAGCATCCAAATCTGATACTCTGCGGATTTCATCCAATTCGTAACCTTTTGCTACTTTAATACATTTAATACACTTCATAGTTTTTTCTCCATGTTTTAATTTAAAAATTATTTTAATACCATTAAAATTTCCGATTCTCTTAATAGAGTATATTTTTCTCCATTGATTTTTACCTCATTACCCTGATGGTATGGTGGGAGAATCACTTCATCTCCTTCGACTACACTCATTGGAATCAATGTTCCACTTTGGGTATAGATGCCGGGTCCTACTTTAATAACTTCTGCACGCTTTACATCTTCCAATTTTGCACTTTCTGGAATGATGATACCACCTGCAGTTCTATCATTTTGTTGTTCTAATTCTTTTAGGAGAACTCTATCTCCAATTGGTTGTGCTACTTTGTCTGCCATAACTTATTTTAAAATTTTGATAAATGTGAAAATGTTGATTGTAACCAATCTAATACATTTGGAAATGAATCTAACATACGATGCTTCAATCCCAATTTTAGGAATTCTTGCTTCTCAAACTTTGTAATTGGTTCATCGTATCTGTCCATAATCTTCATTCTAAGGTTACCACTAAATTCTGGTTCTGATAATTGCATCAATTTACGATTTCTTTCGCAGATTTCCAAATTATTTAAGAATAATTCATGTGCTTTTGTTTTCTTATCCAAAGTATTTATATACTCAACCATTGTTTCGGTTGTATGTGTAGTTTCTTCGGTAAGAAGTGGAAACGCTTTTATGATTGTTTTGATTCCTAATCCATTGATACCTTCGATATTATCTGATTTATCGCCATCAATCATTCTGAAATTAATAAAGTTATGTGGATGAAATCCATATTCTTCTTTAACTTCGTCAATATTGTAAACTTTCTTTTTAGTTGGTGAATAAACCGATACATCTTTGTTTACCAATTGTAAAAAATCTTTATCAGAACTCATAATAATAACTTTCTCATCTTCTTGTCGAAGTTGAGTTGCTATATACCCAATAACATCATCAGCCTCAATACCATCGTAAACCATTAAGGTTACAGGTAGGGCTGTTAATAGTTCGGCTAATCCAACCATCTGCCTTCTCATAGAGATTTGCTCATCTTCAGGATTCATATCCACAGTGATGGCACGATTAAGGCGGATTTTGTTTTTAGCTCTATCGGCTTTATAACCTCCGTAAATTTTCTTTCTGCTATCTGAACCACCTTTGCCATCGAATACAATAATACATCGAGTTGGGTTCAAAGTACGGATAGCGTAGCCGATACTTTTTAAAGTACCGACTATGCCTCCAATATGGTCACCATTATCGTTTAGATTTGGTGCGGTTGACCAGGAACGGATGAAGGTATTAAGACCATCAATAATTAAAGTTTTAGAATTTTTATGTAAATCCCCAAAACTTTTGTGTTCCTCATCTATTTGTTTTAGTATATCTAAATACTTTTTATTAATCTGACTCATTAGCTACATCCGTTGTTTCATCAACTTCATCTGAAGCGGAATTTGTTTTATATTGTAAAATACACACCTCACATATCCTACGATATATTTGGTCTTTTAATTCTTCGTTTTTAAGAATATCTGCGAAATCCTTTGATTGGAATTTGATAACTTCGCCAGTATCGGTGTCGATATATTCATACCAAGCACCTGCTTGCTTTACCAATTTGTTATCTTTCATTACCCCCAACCAACTACCGAAGTTATCAATACCTCTATCAAAGAAGATATTGAAATCAGCATGTCTCAATGGTGGTCCTAAACGATTTTTGATAACCTGTGCTCTCACTTTAATACCAATAATTCTATCACCTACTTTAAGTTGTCCCATTGATTTCAAACGGAATCTAACAGAAGCATGGAATGCTAATGCTTTACCGCCTGATGTTGTCCAAGGGTCACTAAATGCCATTGCGTTCATCTTTTGACGAAGTTGGTTAGTAAACACTAAACAAATGTTTTGTCTACCAATCATATTCGTAATCTTTCTCATCGCTTTGGAGATGATGATTGCTTTATCAGTTGCGTAACCATCTTTATCGTAATCAGCCTCTAATTCTTTCTTTGTAGATGCTGCTGCTACTGAATCTACTACGATAGTTACCAATCGGTTTTTATCACCTGTTCTAACTTTCTCAATGATTGTTTCACAAGCTTCAAAAATACCTTCAACCGTATCTACTGAAACGTATAGTAACTTTGAAATATCAACACCAATTGCTTCCAAAAACTCCCTATTAACGGCAGTTTCGGTATCAATCAATACGGCTACTCCACCTTTCTTTTGTGTTTCAGCTAACAGATGGGCGGAGAGCAGAGATTTTCCACTCTGCTCTAAGCCCGTAATTTCTGCTATACGGCCAACTGGCAAACCACCATAAGGTCTATTAGAAACTGCAACATCCAAAAGAGCGTTACCCGTAGATACCCAATCTTTTACGTTGGTTGGAGCATCGCCCCCACCATCAGTAAGGAAGTATGCAATTCTCCCGTCCTTATTTTGTTTGTTTAATGAATCAGCGAGAATGCTCGCTAAGTCCTCTTGTACTTTGGCCATAATGTAACCTATTATTAATTGTTAAATAAATCATCAAATGCTGATGCTACATCATCTTTCACTTTTGGTGCAGATGCTTCTTCCTTTTCCCAAGGCAAGTCACCAACTTCTTGTGTACCACCTAAATCAGCAGATACCTTTGGTTGTGGTTTTGGTGCTGCTTTTGGAGCTTCCAATTCTTCAACAACTTCATCGGTGCTAGTTGCTGAACCTGGGTTCAACCAATTTTCTAACACACCTTTCAATTCTGAATAAGATAACTCTGAATACAATTCCGTAATGTTCTTTTGATTTTCCAAAAGAGATTGGATTTGGTCAGCGCTCTCTGCTAATTTAGATTGAGAAGGTTTAACACGAATAGTTGTTGTTGGATAAGCTGCATTTGAATCTTCAGCGGATTGAATTTCTACAACGATATCTCTACCATTCATTGGGTCGGTGATATCTCCGTAATCCGGGTCAGCGATATATCCTAAGATATCCTGATAAACCGTCTTACCAAATCCCCAAAATTTAACACCTTCGTTTTCTTTACCTCTTATGATAACAGGTGCGAAAGTTCTCAACTTTGGCTCCATCTTCTTACCTGCTTTCCAATCATCGGTATCACCTGTACGTTTAAGTTTTTCAGCGAACTCAACAATTGGGTCAGGTCTGCCGAAAGATGCAGGACTCAAATAAGTTTTGTTGTTAATGTTGTAGTGAAAGAATAATTCAATGAAAGGAATATCTTTATTGAATTTGTAGGGAACTAATCTGATTTGATGTTTTCCCGGTGTCGGCTTCCAAAGTGAATCTGATTTTTTGGAAGTGTTTTGTAACGAGTTGAATCTCGATAGGGCAAGTTTAATGTCCATTTTTTTACGTTTTAAAGTTAATAATTAAGTTTAATGTTTAAGGTTTTATCGCGATATCCTATATATCTAAATATAACCTTTT